GAGTGGCGGCATTCGCTGGAGCGGATAGTGGCCCGAAAAAAAAATCGAGGAGATTGAGATGATTGAGTGGATTCTGGTGGTGTGGTTGATTTCATGTGGCCCGGAGAGTTGTGTTCCGGCGCCGGCCTTTCCGGTTGGCACGTACCGGCATCTGGAGGGTGAGCACGGTTGCAACGCGGCCAGTGCGTCTATAAAAATCGAGTCCGAATCGGTGTCGTTTGTGGCGCTGTGCGTCGAGCGGGACAAGTAGTGGGTATGCAGGCCGAGGTCGTGAATGACTGGCCACCGAATATCAACGAGATCCGGGCGGTGCTGCCGGTGACTGAAAAAAATATCTTCGCCTACGACAATAAAATTTTTAACCCCGGTGGTGGCAAGATCGGTCTCGAGCTCCACGCGCATGAGATGGTGCATTTCGAGCAGCAGCGTGTGATCGGCCTCGAGGCGTGGTGGACTGCATTCCTCGCTGACGAGGTATTTCGACTCGCCCAGGAGATCCCGGCGCACAAGGCCGAATACCGCGCCTATTGCAAATACAATCGCGATCGCAACGATCAGGCGCGGAGATTGCGCCAGATGGGGCAAAGGTTGGCCGCACCGATGTACGGTGGCATCATCACGGTGAATGAAGCCATGAAGCGAATCCGATGAGCGCAGAATCAGCACTGATCGACGAGCTGATCGGAAAATACGACCAGCTCCCGCCTGAAAAGCAGGCCGAGATGGACAAGCTGGTCCAAGAGCGATCCGATGGCCGGCTGTGGTTTCCAACGCCGGGACCGCAACTCGACGCGGTCAGATGCCAAGCTGATGTGCTGCTCTACGGTGGATCCGGTGGATCCGGCAAGACTGACCTGATCTTGGGGCTCGCGCACACTGAGCACCAGAAAACGCTCATCATCCGAAAGCACTACACTGATCTGACCGCGCTCACCGACCGCGCCAAGGAGATCAACGGCACGGAAAAGGGCTACAACGGATCAGCCCCGCCGCGGCTCAAAACCGTCGAGAATCGCACCATTGATTTCGGCGGTATCGCAAAACCCGGCGACGAGGACCACTGGCAGGGGCAGGCGCATGATCTCCTCGCAGTCGACGAGGTTGTGCAAAATCGAGAAGCGGCGATTCGATTCTTGATGGGTTGGGTGCGATCAGCCGACGATGAGCAACGCTGCCGAGTGATCCTGGCATCGAACCCGCCAACGACATCAGCAGGCGACTGGATCATCCCGATGTTTGCGCCGTGGCTGGATAATCGCTACGAGAACCCGGCTGAGCCCGGTGAGCTCAGATGGGTCGTGACCATGGTGAACGATGCCGGAAAATCTTTCGATCACTGGGTCGAGGGCCCGGATGTGCTGATCCCCTCAGGGAGGAACAACGACGATGGCTCTCCGAAAATGCTCAAGCCGGAATCTCGGACCTTCATTCCGGGCCGGCTTGACGACAATCCATTTCTCGCTGCAGATGGAAAATACGCCGCCAAACTGGACTCACTCCAAGAGCCGCTACGATCGGCTATTCGTGACGGCAATTTCATGGCTGCTCGCCAGGACGAGCCCGACCAGCTCATTGCGACCGACTGGGTCATCGCGGCCCAGAATCGCTGGAATCAGGACTTTTTCGGCGCACCGCCGCTCAATGTCCCGATGTGCGCGATCGGTGTGGATGGCGCCAGCAAACGTGACGAGGCGGTACTCGCGCCGCGCTACGATGGCTTTTACCCGGAAGTCATAGCAGTACCGGGCAATGAAACGCCGCACGGCCGGGATCTGGCCGCGCTGGTCATCAAACATCGCAAGCACAACGCCATCCCGGTGATCGACTGCGGCGAGCGCACTGGTGCGGAAGCGTATGCGCATCTGGAGGAGAACGGCGTCGAATGCCAGCGGCATGTCGGCATGGATTCCTCGGTCGCTCGGACCAAGACAAAGCAGCTCAAATTCTTCAACAAGCGCGCCGAGGTCTACTACCGATTCATGGAGGCACTGGACCCGGAGCAGGCCGGTGGATCTCCGATAGCACTACCTGACGATCCCATGCTGAAAGCGGATCTCACCATCCTCACATGGGAGCTCACGCCGAACGGCATCAAGGTGATGAGCAAGAAGGATGCGGTCAAGATACTGGGCCGCTCGCCTGATCGCGGCGATGCCGTTGTGCAGGCATGGTCATCAGGTCCTCGGGCAGTCACGCATCTGCATGAGTGGCGAAAAGATCAGCTTGCGGGTACGATGCTCGGCAACGTCAATCGACGGCCGTCTGTCAATTTGGGACCAAGGAGAAGGAACCGATGAGTGGACTGAAAAATACTGCCAAGCGCAGCTTCAATTTCGGCATTGGACGAGGCTGGAAAACCAACGAGGAGCGCCGGCAGAAAAAGCGCGACAAAATCACCAAGCGCAAGAATAAGATGTTTGCCAATGCCTCGCTCCCCGACGAGGAGGAGATCCGCAGAGTAGAGCGCAGGAAGTCTGCCAAGCGCCAAGGCTCCAGGGCGCAGACCGTGATGACTGACCGGGAATCTCTGGGATGAAACCTGCACAGCTCGTAACGCGGGGCATGTCGCTCTACAACGAGCGCAAGGCCATGACGACCCTGTGGCAGGAGATCGCGGAAAACTTCTATCCGCAACGGGCCGACTTCACTCTGACGCGCTACATTGGGGAGGAGTTCGCGGAGCACCTGTACTCGAGTTATCCGATTATCGTGCATCGCGAGCTCTCGACCTCATTCGCCGCCATGCTCAGACCGCGCGCAAAAGACTGGTTCAAGGTCTCGGTGCATGACTATGACGAGCTGACTCAGGCCGGCAAGAGCTGGCTCGACTGGGCCACCAAGCGCCAGAAGCAGGCCATGTATGACCGGCTCGCCTGTTTCATCAGGGCCACATCAGAAGGTGACGCGGATTTCGCCGCCTTCGGCCAGTGCTGCATCTCCCAAGAGATCAACTGGAACAGCCCTCAGCCGCACCTTCTTTATCGGACTTGGCATCTCAGGGACGTCGCATGGGCCGAGGACGAGACCGGCAAGATCGGTGAGATCTACGTGAAGTGGAAGCCGATGATTAAACAGCTCGTCGAGATGTTCGGTAAAGACGCGCTGCATCAAAACGTCGCCCGGTGGGCTGACGGCATCGAGAACCTGCAGAAAACCGAGTGCATGAGACTGGTCGTATCGACCGACATCTACCGCGGTCAGGAGGAGCAGGGCGCAGGATTCCCATGGATGATCGTTTACATGGATGTGCTCAACAATCACATCATGTCCGAGCATCCGGCGACCTCTCGCGGTTTCACCCTTCCGCGGTGGCAGACCGTGTCGGGCTCCCAATATGCGTATAGCCCTGCCACTGTCGCAGGACTTCCCGACGCGCGTTTGCTACAGGCCATGAGCCTGACATTGCTGGAAGCCGGCGAGATGTCGGTACGTCCTCCAATGATCGCAACGCAGGACGCGGTCAGATCTGACATCCAGCTCTTTGCTGGCGGCATAACCTGGGCCGACCATGAATACGACGAGCGCAAGGGTGATGTGCTCCGACCAATCAACCAAGATCGCCGCGGTCTGCCGATGGGCTACGACTCGCGCGATTCGCAGATGCGCCTGATCGCTGATGCGTTTTATTTGAACAAACTGACATTGCCGCCTCCTGAGGGCGACATGACTGCCTTCGAGGTGGGTCAGCGCGTGGAGGAATACGTCAGGGCAGCCTTGCCACTATTCGAGCCGATGGAGCATGAATACAACGGCCAACTTTGTGAAGATACCTTCGACCTCCTGCTGCGCGCTGGCACCTTCGGCTCGGTCCAAGACATGCCCAAGGAGCTGCAGGGCCGCGAGATCCACTTCCAGTTCGTATCGCCCTTGCACGACGCGATCGAACGCAAGAACGCATCCGTATTCATGGAGACTGCAGGACTTCTCGAGCAGGCGATGGCCATGGATCCGACTGCAGCCTTTAACGTCGATCTGACTGGTACGCTCAGGGATGCCCTCGAGGGTGTCGGCCTGCCGGCGAGAAATCTGGTGCCGCTCGATCAGGTTGAAAAACAGATCGCTCAGCAACAGGAAATGCAACAGGCGCAGGAGGAAGCTGCGCTCGCCCAAACAGGAGCAGAAGCCGCAAGGGATTTGGGGCAAGCTGAGGCCAGCATGGCTCAAGCCGCCAACGCCGCGTGACGAAACAGCAGACCACCGTCAAGGAGTGCCTGCCGCATGAGAATCCGATTGAGCGGCCGGATTACACCGAGTTCGAGGTACAGGCGATCCGGGCGCTGTACGAAGGCAATGCCTCGGAGCGACAGCAAGTAGCGATACTGCCTTACATTTTACGAGCAGCCGGGACACACGATCTTAGCTACCGCCCCGGAGACTCACATGCAACAGCGTTTGCCGAAGGCAAGCGATTTGTAGGAACCACTTTGGTATGGATGCTAAAGTCGGCCCCGACAAGGACGGACCCCGACAAAATAGCAGCGAGAGAATTAGACGATGGGAACAAACGAGCCGATAACAAACCCGGTGACTGATCCGGCTGAGCCGACATGGTTCAACGACATGGTCAACGATGACACGCCTCCCGAGCGGGTGGAATTCCTCAAGAGTTTCGACACGCAGGACGCGCTGATCGAGTCCGCGCAGACCGCGCAAAACGCCAACTGGCGGGACGCCTTTGCCGGCGAGGACGACAAATTCAAGAGCCAGCTCGAGCGGTACAATTCGCCCGAGGATCTGGGCAAAGCATTCCGTGAGCAGCGCGCCACCATCTCCAGTGGCAACCTGCGCCAGACGCCTGATGAGAATGCAACGCCTGAGGATCTCGCCGCATTCCGGGCAGCCAATGGCATCCCGGCCGAGGCGTCTGGCTACCTTGAGAACCTGCCCGATGGGCTGGTCCTGGGTGACGACGACAAGGAGATCTTCGAGAACTTCGCAGGCGCCATGCACGAAATGAACGTCGAGCCGGTCGTCATGCACAAGGTCATCGACTGGTACAACGGATTTGCCGAGGATCAGCAGGATGCAATGGCCGAGCTGGACAATGGCCACCATCAGGAGACCGAGGACGCGCTCAGGGCCGAGTGGGGCACCGACTATCGTGCCAACATCAATCTGGTCGGCAGCCTGATCGAGGCCACGTTTGGCGAGGAGAACGCCTCAGCCATCCTGAATGCTCGCGATGCCGAAGGCCGCGCACTGATGAACATTCCCGGTGTGCTCGAGGGACTTGCTGGCATCTCACGCAAGCTCAACCCGGTGGCGCAGCTCGCGCCATCGACCGGCCGCACCGCTGACCAGACACTCGAGGACGAGATCGGAGAGCTCGAGAAATTTATGAAGGACGACCGAGAGAAGTACAACAAGGATGAGAAGTCTCAGGCCAGACTGCGGGAGCTCTACCAGATCCGCATTGACCATGAGGCACGGAAAACGGCATAAGGAGCAGGACCATGGGTGGACCAAGAGATCCCGGCGAGCACATTGACTCGCCACAGCCGGCGCACATTGACGGCGATCCGGTAGCGGCTGAGGAAGTCGAAGCGGTCGAGGAAGTGGCCGAGGACGAAGTCGAAACGGAGAGCGACGATGGGGTCGAAACCGAAGGGGCCTAAGGGTCCGCAGGGCGCCGCGGCCTACATGGCTGGCCTCGAGATGCGAGGCCTGACAACGGTCGTGGACGAAGCGCGCAAAAAGGTCGCACTCAAAAACAGGCGATCGTACAAGCGCGCGAATACACCATTATCAGACGACAGGAGCCGATGATGCCTAAGAATTACGGATACGGAGTGAAGCCAGCCAAGGCTTCCAAGTCGATGAAATACGGCAGGTCTCGACGCAAGGGCGCGAAAGCGAAAACCTCGAAAAAACACAGTGGACCTAAGACTGTGATGTCGAAAAATTACGGGGGCTACTGATGGGCGGGTTAATCAAGAAGCTCAAAAAGTCGGACAGACTCAAAGGCATTCCTGCAGCAGGGGGCGATTCAAAATCGTTCACTGGCATCACATCTGGCCAGAAGGGTGCCAAGCAGGCTGCTGAGGCGAACCAGAATCGACGTCCTGGGCGCCGTGGTGCTGACACTCCACTGGGTCCCGGCCGGCAGAGAATGTAATGGCCGAGTCGGCGCCAGTCACGACCTACGTCAAGGGCGGCAAGATCCGGCACCCGGCGAGCTATCGCAAGCCGCCGCATAAGACTGTGTTCAAGAAAAGCAAGTCAACCACTGGTGGCACCAAGCATTCGGGCTCGATCAGTACCAGCTCAGGAGGAGCATGATGGGAGGTCTATTCCAACACGGCGCAGGCGCCAAAATGGCTGGCTGGTTCAGTTCGTCCCGGCCAAAGCATACGGCATTCGACAAGCTGAAAGATAAAGGCAAGGGCATGACCGCGCAGGAACGCGAGGCTTTTCTGGCCCGAGAGGACGCCAAAGCAGCCGAAGGACCCGGTCTTACGGCAAACACACCCTTGTCATCTCGGTACGCCTGAGGTAAATTCGGCACCACGACATCAGTCAGATACCCTGCCCTTGGCAGCCCTGACGCTCCCGGCTCCTGACGCCGACCTTGCGGCCCCGCTCTGGATACCCCGCAAAACAGCTAATCAGGCTACCCCGACCAGTCGATAGATGGATCTATTCACTTATCTGGGAGAAGCCTAATGGCCGAAACAGCGTTTCAAATTCAATACCGGCAGGAATTCATCGCCGCGTTTGAGCAGCACCAGTCGCTCCTTCGGGAGAGCACGACCACGGAAGCTGTCATCAAAGGCAATCAGGCGACGTTTCTGGTAGCCGGTTCTGGCGGCGCGACCGCCAAGACACGCGGCGTGAACGGGTTGATTCCTGCTCGCGGCGACGATCTCCAGCAGCCTGTGGCTACGCTGGTCGAATGGCATGATCTCGTTCGCAAGACGGATTTCAACATCTTCGCATCGCAGGGCAACCAGCGCGCGATCATGCAAATGACCTGCATGGCAGTCATCAATCGCAAGATTGACCAAGACATCATCACAGAGCTGGCAACCGGCACGGTCAACACTGGCGCAGCCGCCGCTCCTACGCTGAACCTTTGCCTCGAGGCTAAGACTCGCCTCGGTCAGGCAGACGTTCCGTATGACGGCCGCATCACCATGTTGGTCACGCCTAACTTCGAGGGCGTGATGCTGACCCTGGCATCGTTTACCTCTCGAGACTTCACGCAAAACGGCCCGATCGACAATGTGCCGCAAGCGTGGCGCGATCGCCAACAGACGTACAAGTGGCTCGGAATGAACTGGATCGTGCATCCAGATCTGCCGGGTAACGCGACGGCTGACGGTGATTGTTTCGCGTACCATCAAAATGCTATCGGCCATGCGTACAACGCCGATAACATCGAGGCGCGCGCGGGGTATGACGAGGAGCAGGACTACAGTTGGTCTCGTTGCTCGATCTACATGGGCTCACAACTGCTGCAGAACAGTGGCGTCGTCGTCGTGAATGTTATCGACAACACGCTGATTGTCTAAGGCTGAGGAGAAACGAAATGGCTTATCTTTCAGCAAGCCTGAACGTCTGCATCCCACGCATGGGTGAAGGTGAGAATCTCGCCAACGCGGGATTCAGTTTCGCTCAGTGGGCATACCGCTCTGCGGATCTCATCGCTACGGTGATCGCTGCCGGGTATATCGACGACGGAAACGACAAGGGCCTCCGGGTCAACGATGTCGTCTGCGTAGTCGATGACAACGTGCCGAGTATTGACCTCTGTCTGGTCACGGTCGTTGCTGCCAATGGCGATGTTACGATGATCCAATTAGCGTAACGGATCGCTTTGCGCGACAATGCGAGGGCGAGGCTCATCCGGGTCTCGCCCTTTCTTGTCACGGAGACTGAAAAATGTCCGAAGCAGCAACAGCAGAAGCACTACCCGAGCAGGTCGCGGAGGCCCCTGTGGTCCACACCGCGAAGCCGATTACCGAGGGCCGTATGGGCCTCGAAGTCGAGAAGTCAAACCGCTGGCGCGTCGATCTACCGATGGGTGTCACTCCTGAGGACTGCATGAATGAGTCCTTTTGGCAGCACGTTGCCAAGGTGTTTCGTCCCGGTGACGAGATCGTCTGTCTGCCAGATAACATGGCGTGGAAACTGGTCCTGCACGTAGTTGGTGCCGGCCGTCTTTACGCGCACGTTGTTCAAGAGGAGCTCTACGAGCTGGCCCCGCTGGAGGCAACCATCAAACTGCCCTCGATCTACGAGGTCAAATACACTGGTACGCATCACAAGTGGGCCGTCAT